TAATTCCATTTCTGTACCTATATATAAACATTTATTGCGGGTTCCATTTGGGTTTACTTGCCATCTTTTTTCTTTATCGTTCCAAAATTCTGGGGCAAAAGTATGGCCTATATTAGCCATAGTCATTCTGGTTTTACCCAAGCCAGTACCAGCAGAAATAACCACAAAACGCTTCTGTTTAATACCATCAGTAACATGAGTAAGCAAATTACTAGCGTAAGACACGCCATAATTACTATTCTTTTTCCACAACTCCTTTTGAGCTTTGGCCCCTTCGCCACCAGCTTTAATACTAGAATGTTTATCTCTTAGTTCATAAATATCATTTAATCGAGCAATTTTACTTTTATAATGGTCAGCCAAATCATTTAAAGTAATATTTTGAAAGTTGTCTTGAATTTTATCTTGGACTTCAGGGTCTACTTCCTCTGGATTAAAGAACTCCCCTACATCAATACCATTTTCTAGATAACTTCTTAGTAGTGCATACTTCTTTATTTCCTCATAATACATACTATAATTCTGAGGATTACAGAGTTCCATAGCATCTTGTAAAAAATTAGACCCATTATTTTTAGCGTAAATTTTGTATTTATTTAAATAATTCTCTTTTAAATAAGACTCAAGAGCAGGAACGTCTAGGCTTTGTGCCCCATTACGAGCTAAATTAAAAATAGCGCTATAAATAATTTTAAAAGTTGACCCAACAAAATCAGTAACTTCTAATGGATAATCTTTAATCAATTGTGGATATAGCATTAAAGACCCCAAAACTTCTCTTGTAGCAACCTTACTTTGACATTGATTTAAAACACTAGAGGGTAAGGTAACAATAGTAGAACTAATTTTATTCATTGATTAAATCTCCTTCTTCATCCTCTTCGATTTCATTTAAATCAATTTCTTTATCTAAATCTATAGCGTCTCTTCCATAAATTGCTGTTTTTTGAGCTTCCACGTATCTCATATTTTGTTCATCAAGAGCGGAACGAGGAATATAATAGGTTACTTTTTCTGGTTTTCTATCAGGGTGAGCCTTTGCATCGTCTTCGTTGTCTCTCCGCTCTTTATAGTCTTTTTTAGCTACGTCATAATAATCTTTTACTTTAAAATACACATTAGCGGGAGTTATCTGATTCCAAATTTCTTTTTCCCCGTTTAAATATTCTAACGTATAAAAGACTCCACGTAAAGTAAATTCTTGCCTTTTTACAGCTGCAAGGAGACTATCACCAGCGTTTTTTATAGAATGGGGAGTTGCATTCACCATATCATTCAAAAATTGTCTGATTTTATCTTCAATTATCCCGTCTTCTTTTAAAAAATTATAACAGTGTGGACAATATTTTTCCTTGTTAATCGTTTCTGCTATTTCAGAAGGATATTTATTTCCGCAACGTTTACAAGTAAATTTAGTTTTTCGTTTTTTGGGAATATTGGTTTCTAATTTTTTATTAGTTTTTTTAGTTTCTGTCATATAATACCTCTATTATTATAAATATACAGTGGTCTCATACCACAAAAACCTTGTAATATGAGACCACTGTACATAAATGTTATGTACAGTGGCGTTATTTTATATTTTACAGATTGTTACTTTCTACATATTCTTCCAAGTCATCTAAGATAAGAGATAGCTGGTCAACCTGAGTTTCAGTACAATCTTTAACGAGTTTGCCCTTGCCAAGCTGCTCATCTACAATCCTCTTATAAGCTCCCATGTGATTGGAGTCTCCATTTTCATCAAGGTCTTTAAGCTTCTTGACAATCTTTTTAATTGAGTCTCTAATTTCATTGAAATTAAGCTCTTCTTTCTGCATTACCTGTACAGGTGTTTCTGATAAAGTAATTTCCTTACCAGTACCGTCCACAGTCATGGCATCTGCAATAGCATTGACAAGACCGTCATAACTAAGCTCAATCTTATCATTTAGCCCATAGAAGTGAGAGCCAGCAAAGATTTCTATTCTCTGGGTTTTGTCTTCCTTGACAAACTGACGAGGATAGATATATCTATTACCGTCTTCTTCCATACCAATATATGCGGTAATGTCTACCATGCGATTAATAATTTTGGCGCATCTGTTAGACATATCGGGCATGATGTGAGTTACACTAATCTGACCATCAGACTCTGTTCTAGACTTTTCGTGGCCAATCAAGCAAAGGCCATAAGCAATCTTACCTTCATTGTCCATAATCTGAGTAATCTTTCTAACCCAAGTCTCAAACTCAGAGTCCAACATGTTGAAGCCAGCGCCAAAGGGAATGTCAGCTAACTTATCCACACCTTCTCTATCACAAATGTAGGCTTCACATCTTTCATAAAGAAGAGTGATAGTATCAATAGTGATAGTGTCAAACATGTTCTTCAGCTCATCATCCTGAAGCTGCTTCACATACTTCTTGAATTCCGCCCAAGTAGGAACATCTACTGCATAAATGTTATCAATAACATTATAGCCGTGTTCTACAGCAAGAAGCAGATTTCTAGGGAACTGTACTGCAAGTGTTGTCTTACCAATTTTAGCTGGGCCATACAAGAATACAAACTTTCCCTTTAAGTCTCTGCTCACAGTGGTGGGCTTCAGTTTCTTTAAATCAATTGCCATTAGTCATCACTCCCATCTTTAGAACGGCATATCATCATCGTCATCTAATACAGGAGAGTTCTTTCCGATAGAACCTCTGGTAATTGTACCACCAGAAGTCTTACCACCAAGGTAGCCACCATGCTCTACTTCATCCAGCTTAGCTTTTCTTTCACTCATCATGCTATGGGCCTGAGCCTTACTAATGGCTCTTGTGGAATCTTCATCAAAAGCATTCTGACCGCCAGTGATAACAAACTCTCTTCTAATACGATTAGCGACTACGTGCTGCTTGCCAAAACCAGAAGTCTGGACAACCTTGGGTGCTTCATTGGGCTTAATATCAATAGCTGCCTGAATTGTAGCTCCTTTTTCCCAACCAGCGTCTTCCAAAGCTTCAACAAAATCTGCTGGAATAACGAGATTCTGCAGATGCAGAACATTATTAAATCCATCTCTGGAAATAAGAGCCATTCTCATTCTTCCTGTGGGAGTTTCTTCTTCACCTTTTACTTCTTCGACGATAGAAGCAACGTAGCCTTCCATATCAATTTCAGCCTTGTATTCTTTAAAATCAGAGAAATACTTCATGCTATACTGATATCCTTCAATTAACTTACCTTCCTTATTCACATAAGGATTATCAGTTAAAGAACCAGTAACTTCTAACATAGTGGCATGTTCTGGGTCGTTTTCCTTTGCGACCGCATTCTTGTACCACTCAATAACAAGTGGATAATTCTTGATGTCTGTGCCTCTCTTGGTCTTTGCCTTTTCAAAAGTCCTAAAAGGAAGTTCGATAATTCCATCAGGGTCACAAGCAATTTTACCAGAAAAACTAACATAAGGTACGCCATCAGAGGAGACACCTTCTCTCATTTCACTCAGAGAAGTGAGCATTCCACCAAGTCTAACACGATTGATAAGAGGCTTTACTTTTTCGTCTACTGCCATTTCTTTTTTCTCCTTTAAATCTTTTACATTGCTTTAAAATAATTTTACATATTAAATACTAACTGCTTTTATTAACGACAATTAGTTTTCAATAGTATTATATGTTTACATATTGCTTTTGTCAATTTATTTTTTAAAAAAATTTTATATTTTTTATTCATATGTCCAATTGATAGCACCGTTAACACCAGGATTTGTATCAGCATTCCTTAAACCCATACCTCTCGCCATTAATGTTGTATATCCAGTATCTGCGGCTGCGACCGAGGTCGTCCTGTTTATCGCATACCTCAGAGTGTTCATCGTCGGTATATTCGTACTGGCTGTTACCGCAGTTGACGTTGCCGTGTTATTTGTCACTGCTCTCGTTGTCAAAGCTGCTGTATTAGAAGAACCAGACATTATGACACTGTTAGCTGTAAAGGACGTAGTGCTTGTGCCACCATTCTCAACAGGCAAAGTACCTGTAACTCCTGGTCTTGGATTTGCCTGCATAATATTAGAAGCCGATGAGCTGCTCAAGTTTATAAGTATAGATGGAGAAGCAGTAAGCCCAGTTCCACCTTGCGCTACTGGGAGTGTTCCAAAAGTTAAAAATTTTTCAGAACCCGTAGCATAGGCAGCACCATTGGCAGTTGATATATAATTAAACGTACCAGCAGTATCAGTATAAATTGCTATGCTATTTTTTGTTGTAGTAATATTCGCTGCATTTGCCTTAGAGGCAGTTGTAGCAGAAGTAGCAGATGTTGCTGTGGCGGCATTCCCAGAGAACTGACCAGATGAAATGGTAGCCAATGTTGTACCAGCTCCATCCTTAAAATGATATTTAGTAATTCTCCCAGCTCCATTGCTCCCCCTCTGTCTATGATTAATATGAATTTCTATATCACTACTTATAGTTGGAATAATATTAAATTCATTACCATGACTTATAAAATTATTATCATAAGGGGCGTTTATATTACCAGTGTCATCAATGGTAACAGTACTATTTTGCACCGTCCCAGCTGTGCCATTAAATCTCACTATAGCATTATCTGTTGAAGTGACTTTTGGAACATAATTTAATGATGGTATGTCAGCTGCAACTAAAGCTCTAAAACTTGCTGGACCAGCTGAGCCATTTGGAGCAGCTAGAACAGTATTAGCAGTTCTAGATGCGGTAGCATCATAAATACGAGCCGTAGGCAACACATCCCAATCTAGTGTTCCAGAAACAATTGCCGAAGCATTATGAGTATGGGAAGCTGCTGCATAATCTGTTCCTGCCACTGCAGATGTAACCGTACCATCTCCATCTCCTTTTAAAATACCACTAGCAGTTATTTTAGCTTGTCTTGTAGTATCTGTTGGATGTATATGGTCTCCCCTAGCATAACTTGTCTCCGTACCAACTGTTGCTGTTCCATCCATTTTAGGGACAGTGCTTGATGGAAATACACTCGTCGCTCTGTCCCATTTAGATATATCTGCCTCAGTAATTAAATAAGCAGGAGAGGAAGCGAAAACTGGGTCTATTTCTGCTGTAGAAACTAAATTTTCTATGTCTTCACCATTAGAAAATTTACCTGTAAAAGTGTCTTGATGTTTCGCTACAATCCAGCAATTATTATAGCTCCCATCTTTTAATAATAATTCAACACTGTCTCCTACTTGTAAATTAAATGGAGTCTGATTGCTAATATTAGTAAAAATTTTAGTATCATCAGGGGGAAAATATACATTAATTGTCCCATCTGTATTTACTGAACTTACTTTTGCTCCACTTAAAGTAGGTAAATTTTTGGTTTCTTCTGCTATACATTGAGAAATTTTATTCAACATTGTATCCGCATATTTATTTATTGTTTGTGTCATTCGCTCACCTACTTCATAGTATTAGGCAATTCAGAAGTATTACAAAGTTTTAATGACATTAATCCATCTGGACTTGAATAAGAAATGGAAATTAATAATAATTTTTCCCTTCTTAAGCCAATAAAGTCATTTTCAACCTCAACAATATTGTTCACAGCTAAAATTGGATTAAAAGACACAGTACATCCAAAATCTATAGATACAAAACTTCTTAATCTTAAATAATATCTAGCTAAATCATATGCCAAATCATCATTCCAAATATTTGCTTCTGTAAATTTTGGGGCTGCTCGTCTACCAATTTGTTGTATGCATATTGGGGATTTAGGGTTATTGTTTTCTACAACAGCTGCATGAATACCATTATCAATATTATCGCCTACTACTTTTATTACATTAACTACTTCTTCATTTTTATAATTTAACGACAAATTATTCATTTCTTTATTTATTTTTTCAAAAGTCCAAATAACTGGTTTGACATCATCATTTACAGTAACATTAATTGGATAAAAGCATAAATTTCCTACACTATTATAATAATATTCAGCAGAAATTTGAGTAGCTAAAGCTTCAATAATTTGTCCTAAATGGCCGCCTTCTTCAATTCTAATGGTGTTTTGAGTTTTAGCTGTTAAAAAAGAAGCATCAAAAATTACAGGTTGATAATCAAATATATATCCATTGCCCAAACTAAAATTCAAAACTCCTTGAACAGCCTCTTTTATATTAGACCCCACTTCTACCTCGTAGGCACTTTCAAGGGTACCTAATTTTCCTTCAAAAATAGCATATTTATCCTTTAATTGAATGGTAATTATGTTAGCTGAATCTTGGTCTACAAGATTTACATCTCCCATAACGTATATACCTTTAGGGAACCACACAATAGTATTTTTGGTAACAATACCAACATCTAATCTAAATTTTGTAGTTAACCAAATACCATTAATTGAAGGAGTGTATTTTCCATTCGCATTTATTAGTTGTAAACTTATGCTTCTTCTTTGACCATTTTGATATTCTTCCGTATATGAAATTCCATTTTCAACAATATCTTCGGAAGGAATAATATAATTAACAGTCTCATCTGGATTTAATACACTTAAACGAAAACGAGGCTTAATAAAAGGACGTTTTAATACTCTTCTCAAATGGTCAAAATCTATATTAGACCCTTGTTCAATAAGTATATCTCCAAATAATTCCATTTTTATGTTAACCTCGTTTGTTCTAATTCTTTATCTTTGCCTATAATAGATATATTTTCAGTATCTAACACTTCTTTCCAATTGAAAGAAATTGTTGTTGGCATGCTGCTTATATGATTAGCAATATTATTACTTGGATTATCTACTATTTGTACAATCCAAGCATTACCTTTTACGTCTTTAAGCAATTTAAGTTCTCCATCATTACAAAATTGTTTCCATGCCTGATACTTTTCTACCTCTCTTCCATATCTACTAGAAATATTTATTCTTTCTGTATATCTATATTTATCTTCTATTTCCTCTGTATTTTCGCATTTTCCATTTTTATAAGAGTTTTTTAAATTAAAAGAAACAACCTTTTGCATTCTTCCCAATAAACCCGTAAAAGTCGAACTTTCATAATTTTTCTGCCCAATAGCAATTCTGGGATACCGACCTAATGTATCCCATGAATTCGCACTCATGTTTTGTGTTAGGTTTTCTCCTTCTAAATTTAATCCTAAAAGCCAAGTATCCCCTGTTTTCATATAAATTTTAGTATCGGGCGCATTTTCCGTTTCTTCTATATTGCAAATACTCCAACTGTCCCAATTAATATGGGTTAAAATTTTTTCATCATAATCATCTCTATTATCATATACTTGATAAACATAAGAGCCACCACTTTGCCCAATTCCGATAACTGCTAAATATTCGTAATCATCGTTATTGTGAATATTATAATCCTTAAAAGTAATTTCTCCATTCAAAGTACAAACATAATTATAATAAGGCTGCGAATATTCTTTTCTATAAATAGAACAGAAATTAGTGGAAAAAGCAGAATGAGGTAAAAAATATAACGCATCTAACATTTCTGAAAAATTATTATACAATAAAGAATTTGCGTTAAAAACTTTTCTCCTTCTATAAGCTTCTTGTAAATTAGTAGATAAAGAATTTTGTTCAATTTTTAAAAAATTAACATTTAAATTACTATAAAATTTTACATAACTTTCTACTTGCATATATTACGCCCCCTTAGACTCTATAGCAATTTCACAAGAAACATCTTCTGTCCCATCAGGGTTTAATATAACTTTTAAAAATAAATTAACAAATTTTTTATATAAAATCTTTTCATAATTTGGTGTAGTTAAACTAGAATCTAACCAAACATTATCTAGAGCAATACTGTCGTCGCTTGGGTCAACGATATAATTAAATTTAGTTTTACCCTTATTACTAGAACCATCTCTAGCGGAAGAGGGTACCTTTAAATCATCATAAGTAGTTGTGTCGCCAGGATACACTTGATTGGTATTTTCTATAAAAACATATTCATTTTCTTCAGCTAACACCCATATTTTTTTCCCATCAAACTGTTCAGATATACGATAAATACCAGCATCATACACATATTCATCTTGTAGTACAGCATTATAAAGTATATATCGTTTATCCATGTCATATTCGTCTGGATTACCCAATGTCTGTACTTCAACATAATTACTATTACTATCAATTAAGCTTTGTAACGCATAATTAATAGTCATAGAAGGCAAAGTTCCGTCATCTTCTGGATGAATGATATTAAAATAATTTTGTAAACGACCGTTAACAGTAAAACAGTTCAATGGAGTAGTATTACTGTCTCTATAAATTCTAATTTTATATCTATCGTTATTTAAACGTATTTCATTATCACTATTAACATAAAAAGGAGCAAAACTACTTAATTTAACAGTAAATTTTTCTAATAATGGCCTATTTACTGCATTATGTCTGATATAATATTCAGTGTCATCTATTTTTATAACATCGCAATTATTATCTATCTGTGTAATATTTTCCGTGATGTTAGTGGGCGTATTTCCCACTTTTATACTAGCAACATAATAGGTTGTATTATCTACCTCTATAGTAGAATATGTATTATTAACTAAAACACAGGGGGTGTCAAAAAGCAATTCTCCTGCTACATTTGTTAAACTTGGATTAGAATAATAAATTTTATATTCTGGTATTATTCGACTATAATAAGGAGTACCTTTCTTTACAAAATTATCATACAACTTATGCACTACTTCTAATAAAGGTAATCCCGAACTGCCATTAGTAGCAATTGGTATATTTTCAACAAAATCTGATGTAATTTGAAATTGAGTTAACATAGCAAAAGTAGCGGGGAAAATTAAAGCAATTTCATCTGTGGATAATTTTGCATAATTTAAAGTTTTTCCCGATGGAATCTTAACTTGAGCAGATTCAATATCTAAATCATCTTCTGTGACTGTTTCTAAACTACCACTATCTATTGTAGTAGCATATGCAGGAGAATTAACTTCTACGTCCAATGCTTGTTCATCACAATCTAATACTACCGAAATGGGCATGGGAGATTTATCTGTTACATAAAAAATATAAAAGCCTTCCTCTAATATATATTCTTTATCATATTCATCTATAATTTTAATTTGAATAAAATAATGATGAGGATTGTTTCTATTATATGTATCAGTTGTGGTACCATCTAACCCTCTAAAAGTCCAAGTAGGATTTACATTATAATACTCATCACTTTGCGCTATCAGGGTTAATGTAGAATAATCCTCATCTTCCGCATATAGAGAAAATTGATAACTTTTAATTTGAGGGTCTAGCATGTTATTGGAAAGTATGGACTCTTCTTCTTTCCATAAACATCTAAATTCAACTTCTCTAAAATCTTTGTATTTAGTTTTGTCGTTTTCAATAATAGACCAAACATTATTGTTTTGTTCGTATCGTTGTGTAGCAGTATTATAATTATAATACTTGTTATTAGGCACATCATAATATAAATATAAAGCAGAAGGAACATAAGCCCAAGTATTTGTAGCATCATAAAAAGCATTCTCATTAGCCTTATAAATTCCTTGAATAATTTCTTGCCAAGCATTTCTATATTGTAAAATAATATTTGGCTCTTTTCTGGCATAAAAAATATTGTATGGAGTTGTATCAGAAAAATCTGTATATATTTTATAATCTGTCTGAGGAATTGGCCATTCTGGAATAGTACCAAAATAACCTTGGTTATGATTTAATTCCCACGTACCTTCTATCATCCACTGCGTATTATCTAATTTATTAAAAGTAATATCTACTATTTCTCCATTTATTTCTCTAGTTTGTTTTTTAATATCAATTCTAGCTCCATTTTCAAATACAATTTCATCTGGATTGGTATCATCAGATAAAATATTAATATTTGGTTGAATAAACAATCTTTTTATACCAGAATCTTCGCTTGACCAAACATTACTTAATACTCTAAAAGATGTATAAACTATTGGGTTCCCTCCTATTCTATGCCCAGCAAGAGGGTCGCCACCAGTTTCTGTTATTGCATCATCAATGGCTTTATATGTTTTTTCAATACTGTCATATTCAAATAAACGATAATATTGCCCATTAACGGGAGCAATTTTAAAAGAATCTAAAATTCTTATTTCTCCAGTATCAGAAGAATACCCACCAATTTTTCTCGCCCCAGAACCTTCACGGTCATCTGCCCATTTCATACAGTCTGCCTGAGGTACGGTAAAATTTGATGGATTATTTCCTCGTTCTCTAGCAAGCTGAGCATCCTCCAAAGTATTGTAAATCATTATCATATTACTGATATTAATATTTCCATTTGGGTCTGCATATACACTTTTAACAGTATGTTGGTCAGAACATAAATAAATATTATAACGAACGCCATTTTTATAATTATAAGTAAAAGGTTCCGTCGTTTCAATTTTTACAATATTTTCATCAATACCAAGTCCTTTATCAACCCAATCAATTTTTCTGCGTTCGGTGTAATTCTCTGTGGGTAATGGAGGGTATACGTCATCCTTTGCCCCTTTCATCATATAATCTGGGTTTATATCAGTAAATTCTATATATCTATCATATTTTAATTGCTCTAATATCGAAGTTTTATCTTTTGATATTTTGGACCATATAACATATTTTGTTGAACCAACAATATATCCTTCAGCAACTAAAGTGTTAGGCTGTGCTGCGGAATTTATTGGAGCATTATAAGTTCTTACACCCCATGAATAATTTTTACCGTTTGTTAAATTGGAGCTTGTAGCCTGAGCAGCCAATTTCATTTCTAAAACTTCTTTATTTTGAACTGGGACTAACAAATCAACCGCAGCTGGGTCATAATAAGTTTCATCCCCCGATTCTGACATAATTTTTAATTTATATGCTTTAACGGGCTCACCCGAAGTATTTACTACACATGAAAATATATTATTTTTAGTAAAATCTATTTCTGATAATTGTGGTGAGCAATTACTGCTTTTGTAAATTGCCAAAATTTTCACTCCTTTCTTATTTATTTTTTAATTAAAAATCAAGAGAGGGTGGAGGGAGTAAAATTTTTTGTGTTCACAACACAAAAAAATCAAAACTCCACCCTCCCTTCTTGTTGTTAAATAACAAAAAATTTACCTTTTTTGGTAAATAAAATTCATTTTTTATCTGTTGTTCTTAGTTACAGAAATTCGACGGTCCATAGCCATAGTAACTTCATTCCAGAACTGAGCAGCATCTTCAACTTCATTGAGAACGATATCGCCATTGAGTACATACTGAGTACCAGCTTCATTATTATTGGTAACAAAGTCGGGTTTAGTAGTAGCCATATAACGAAGTAAACTATAAGCTTGGTCGCTATTGAGGACGTATTCTGGATTAGCGCTAGAACCATGAAGCATAGCAAGACCAGTGTAAGTAACAGGTCCATTTTCGATGCCAGAAGCATAACCTCTATCTTTCATAATCTTGGCAATATTCATATCTACGCCATAAGTCTCAGAATACCATTCAGTTGACTTGTCTTCTGCTTTTGTTTCTGATGGGGAATTAGAATTTCCACCATTCCCCCCTCCGTCACCTTTATCTTTGTCTTTACCTTTATTAGAATTTGAAGAATTATCTATTTTGGTAGCCGTGTTTGTCTTTCCATTCCATTGATAGTCACCGCCACCAGTCTTAACAATATCTCCATCTTGAAATTCAAAAAGATTACCTTCTAAATCATAAGTGCGGCCTTTGTTACCACCAATAATTTGAGCCTGTATTTCTTTTCCATTGCGAATTACAGTGGTTAATTTTCCTTGAATATTTGTGGGCTCCGAAGTTCCAATTGGCACACCCAAACCAATATTGGTTATTTCTTCTAATCCTAAATCATTTTGTCCAATATAATCAGATAAATCTAATAATTCAAGATGCTGACGCTTAAGCTCTGCTAATTTTTCTAAATTAGTTTTATAGTCTCTCATAAATTCATCAAAAATTGTATTGAAAGCAAGATAAGCCCCTCTTTCATTATCCAAAAATTGAGTAATATGAGTATCAACATATCCAGTAAAATCAAGCATATCTTTTTTAATTAATTCATAAACTTCTTTTTCAGATTTTACTCCAAGAAGCTCTTTTAACAAACGTTGTTCTTCAAGTACATTATATTCATTGTACTTTTCAGCTAACATTGTCAAGTAATCTTCCCAGTGCTTTATCCTTTCATCTAAAATAGCAAGTTCTGCATCTTTAGCATTATTAAGGTCGTCTATTGCATCTTGTCTATAGAAATCATCAAGGTCTTTTTCTGCGTCTCGAACTTTCTGTCTGTCTTGTTCGTAGACCCAGCCAATCAATCTATTACTTTTATGACCTTTTATACATAACATAAAAGGCGGATAGGTCTTTCGGCCTATCTCTCACATTTCATTAATTAAAGATTATAGTGTGAGTTTAGACTGTATATTACTGTTTTATTATTTAACAGAAGCAACTTCAATATATATATTACTACATATATCCTGCAGTCGTTACGGATTTATTAAAAACTGGTTTTTAATATCTTTCCTCGGTCTGAACTATCCCTAGCTTTTAACCGATATAGTTGCTTTAGGGCAATTTTTTACCCTCTCTATAGACTCTCTGTTTCTCTTGCTGAGCGTTTTGCAAATTATTTTGCAGCTCCAGCAATTTATTTGTTCTTTCTATAGCATCTTCTTTATCTTGCAGTTTGTCGAGTTCTGTATCATAAGCGTCCTCAACAATTTCTTTTTGCTTTTGTAATTGTTTAATATATCTATTAACTTCGTTAACTAAAGCATTGTAAGTAGCATCTTGATATTGTTTAATATCTTCTAGTCTTTGAATAGCATTATCATGAATAGCTTTTATTGCATTATTGGCTTTATCAACTACATCTTCAATTTGTTTATCTGTTAAATTAGAAACATCATTAAGAACGGATTTTGCTTCTGCAAGAATATTATTTTGAAACTTATCAATTTCATTATAATATTCTGTTATCTTAACGAGAGCAGAAGTAATAAAGTTACTACCACTCCACGTTCCAGCCCATTCTTTTGGTTTTTCGTCTTGAAGTTTGTTAATCTGCTTTTGCAGCACATTCAATCTATCCTCAAATTCCTTAACAATTAATTCTCCAGCTTTTTGGTAAGCAGCGATGTAGGCTTTAATAGCAGACTGGAAGTCTTTATCTTGACGAGCTTCATATTCTGCCTTTTCTTTGGCAATCTTTTCACTATAACCTTCATCAATATAATTTTGATAAACTTTATCATACATTAATTGATAAGTTCTAGAGACTTCGTCACGCTGTAAGGCCATTTCTTTTTGCAAATTAGCTTTTTCTTGTTCTACTAATTGTTTATATTGAGCAGAGTCAGGCGTAGAAGAAACATATTGGAGACGATAATCAAGAAGTTCTCTTTCAAACTGAAGTAAGGTAATTTCTAAATCTTTCTGTTCCTTAATCTTCTTATTAAGTTTTTCCTGATTTTCAATTCTTTCTTCAAGAGTATCAGAAGCGTCTACCAAACGCTGATATTGCTCAATAAGACTATCATTAAGTATACCTTGAGCTTCAATCATGGTAATTACATCATTAATCTCTTCTTCATCAAGATTTTTAATTTTTACTATGGTTTCTTCATAATCTGTCATATAAGACCAATATTTTTCTTCAGCTTCTAATGTACTACCTTTTTCATCAGCTATAAAATTACCCTTCGCATCTTTTTGCGCCATGGCTAATTTTAATGTTTCTGCTGCTTGGTCTTGCAATAATTTATTTAATCGTTTATAATAGTTTTCACGCATAATTGCAGCAGTGCCTGGAATAAATTTACCTTCTTGTTTTTGATAAGCGACCATTTGCTCGTATTCTTTATTTAAAGAGCTAACTTCGGCTTTAATCTTTTTTATTTTTTCTTCTGGGTCTTCTTTATCATCATCTTTGGTTTTAGTATCCGCCCCGTTTCCAGAAGCTCCCCAAAGATTCTTCCAAAAACTATCATAATCAAGCGACCCCATAAGATTTTCTAAAATAGCTATTGCTTGCAAATTATTTGATATTTGCTCTCTAGCATTATTTCGGTCAATTGAAGCCTTCAATTCCTCATCCGTCATATTAGACTTCATTTCTTCCCAGCCTTCTGGTGTCCAAGACTTTTCTCTATCTTCCTCAGACATTTGACCTTTAGCTCTCTTTTTTATCATATCGGCTGCGTCAGAATTAATCTGCTGTGCAAACTCTATAGATTTCGCTTTTACGTCAGTAAATTGAGCTTCCGTATCTCCTTCTGCAACCTTCCAATATGTTCTAGCATATTCTGTTGCTGTTGCCCAAGCTTGATTGACTAAATTTAAAGAGCTTATTGTAGCGTTATTTGCATCAATAGCTGCAGATGCAGCATTATCAGTAATGCTAACGCCATCAACAATTTTTTGTAATCTTTCATTTTCTGCTTTTAATTCAGCAATTTTAGCAGCTATGTTTGCTTTAGCGGCCTCTACTTCAATTTCTCCCATTATTCTTGTAGCATCACTTTTAAGCTCAATTCCATTTTCGGTAACCTCTAAAGCATGCAAATATTGGATATCAGTTGTTAACAAATCTAAAGTAGTTTCCCAACTCAATCTACCAGTAGAAGCATATTCAGTCTGAGCCTTAGATAATTTATCATAATTGGTAGCTATATGAGTAAGCATATTTTGCACTTCATCCCATTCTCCTAGAATGCCGTCTTTTCCTGCATCTATACCAGAGAAATATGTAGAGGCTAACGTTTCAGCTATATGTTTTTGAGAGTTTAATAAAGATTCTTTATAATTATTCATATTTTCAGCTACAGTATTATTAATAGCTTTTGTAGCCTTGTCGGTAGATTCATGTATTTCTTCCCAACCCTCTTGGAATGCTTGTGCTCCTTGAAGAATAGATTCTTGCATATTTTGAGGTAATTTAGAAAAATTATTAACAACATCAGCCATAGTGACTTCTGTGTCTTGAGTCAGTTGACCATAGAATAATTTTAAATCTTCTGCTAAAGTTGTATAGCTAGTTAAAAAATCGGCATACTGAATAGCACCTGCAACCGTATCGCCTCCCATAGAACGAGAAACCATTAAATTATTTAACGAAGAAGTAGTTGTCTCTTTATTAATAGTACCACTTTTAATATATCCATAAATCTCTTGGCCTTCTGTAACACTTCTATTGTTTATCCCTTGCCTTGAAGACCAAATTAATGCCTGTTCTGGAGTAAAACCTTGGTCCACTAATGCCTGTTGAATTTGCGAACCTAAATTCTGTGAATCAAATATATTGCCAGTTTTTTCATCATATTTAAATCCCCAAGAAATTAAAATCTTCTTTTCGGTATTATCCCAACCATCTGCCCCAAAAGCACTAGCTAATTGAGACAATAAGTTTTCTCTAGCAGCGGTTAATTCACCAATGGTTTCTGCGTCATAAGTATCTGCAACTAAATCAATTAAAACGGGATTTTCATCAAATAATTCTTGAACCTTGGTAGTAATTTTTTGAACCTCTTTTGATAAATCTTCTTTTGTTGTTATGCCCTTTAGCGAAATGTTATTCAATGTATTTTGTAACACTTGACGGGCTTCTTCAGATAATTCATCATACCCCTCTATTTCTTGACGCAGAATACTTTGAATGTAACTCTGTAATTCTTGAGGCACTTTATTCATTTTATTTCGAACTTTTTCAATTTGAGCATCTAAATTAGCAATATATCTAGCCTGTTCATTCTCATCAGCGAATCTTACTTTATATTGAACTTCTCCAGTATCAGGGTCTCGTCTACCAGTGGGTACGCCAGTTGTATTATTAACCGCTAACTCTCTATCTTTTTCTAAACTGCTAATTTTTCGTTGATAATCACCAATTTCTTTTTGAGCCTTTGAAATAGCATCATTGACAATATTTTCTTGTAATAAATCTAAATCAGCTATCTTAACTAAATTATCATACAATCCAGAAACTTCAGTAGACAGATTTTTTACACCAGTAGAAGCACCTACAATTTTATTACCTTCTTCATCGGTATATCGTATTAATTCTGGGAAAATTTCTCCTAACTGATTACTTATCTCTAAGAATTTATCATAATCTTCTTCAGACAAAGAAACATTATTACCGAATCTATCTACTCCTACAGATAATTCATCAAATTGGGCGGCCAATTTTTGCGCTCCCTTAGCATTATTAAGATTAGTTTCCGATTCCTTAAAAGCTTCTTGAGCTTTTTCTAATGCTTTCTTTTGTGCATATTGAATACCTTCTAAAACTACACCGCCAATTAAAACGGCTGCTCCCGCAATGGTCCAGCCACCAAGACTGCCAAGAACAGCTTTTATACCGCCTCCAGCCATAAAAGATTCTACAATTTTAGGGCCTATAACCATACCGATGGAAGTACCTATCATTGAACCAACAATGTCAAAAGCATCACTTTCAATACCCACGACCTTTGCAAACGATGAAGTAAACACTTTACCTGCAACTCCCCCCATCGTCATACCAATGGTACCCCCTATACCAGAAGCAAACTGCTTTTCCCAGCGTTTATCGGAGGTGATATTTCCCCCTATTGTTCCAAAAACTCCTTTGGGCAAGTCTCCAGAAGCCTTTTGTTGCTCCAAAATACCTAACAGTTCTTGCTTTTTAGCCTTTAATTCTATAGTAGTTAAAGTGTCATCTTGAAGAGCTTTGATTAACTCACTAATTTTTGCTTTTTCTTCTTCCTTGGCTGTTATTTCTAACGCCTCTGCTAATATTAAAGCCGATTTCTGAGTTAAATTTTTTTCAGCTAACTCATATTCCTTTTGAGTAGCATTGGTGCTAAGTAATGTTGCTATATTGCCTCTATCTTGTGCGTCTACGCCAAATAAAGTAGATTGTACCAATTGAAGTTTTGCTAAAATTTCTTGTTTTACTGTATTTTGATATTCAGCCTGAAGTTCATCTCCAAAAAAGGCAATATTTCTTTGCTGAGCATAATTCTTTAAACCTTCTTTAGCTGTTCCCATTACACCTTGGCTAGTTTGATAGCTCTGTCTGGCTTTACCCAATAAGTTCGACATATCTATCATTTTTTTACCAAATTTAGTAAAAGTAGAACCAAAGAAATTAGCAATCGCCTTAGTATTTAATGCAGCCGCTAAACCGCCAAAGGCTAATGTTAAAGTATGTATATTTTCAATAGCGAAAGTTAAAGAATCATAAAAGAGTCTAATAGTATCTGATTGATTTAATGAGAGTGCCCAATTTTCTATAGCAGCAGTCATTCTATTTTTAGAGGCTTCAACACTCTGTGTATAAGCTTCCATTTTTTCAGTTGCTGTTCCATAGGCATTTTCAGCAATCTCTGCATACTTAGACACGTCATCCCAGTTAGCAAATAACGTTAAAACATTTTCACGTTGACGTGTACCAGCTATGGCTGTAGCTACGGCATTTTGTGTGGTTTTATCCCATGTATTCCATTTTTCACCAATTTCGGATAAAATATCATCAACATTACGCCATTCATTAGCATTTTCTCTAATTTTAATACCAATTCTACCTAAAACAGTTTCAATATCGTTTAAGTTAGTCCATTCATCTTCTGAATAATCGGCAGCTTGTTGGTCATCATAAGAAGCAACAAATTTACCAGCTTTTACATTACCAAAACGAGAGAAAATTGTTTTAAACGATTCACCCACACTTTCGGCGGACTTCTGTGTAACATCCGCCACCGTCGTAACATAGCCAATAAATTTATTCATGTCTACGCCAGCAAGTCTCGCAGAGTTGTTAGCTCTACTCATAGCTAAAGCTAAATCACCAGCGCTAATAGCAGCACTCATATCAACAGCACTTAACTTATCTACTACTCCAATAACTTCACTCGCCTCAAGCTTCCAACCCTTAAGCGTAGAAATTAAGTAAGTAGTAGCCTCGTTAGCTTCTATCATACCCAAAGTACTTAACATCATAGAAGCTCTAGTTAATTCAGCTGCCTCTTGTCCTTCATAACCAGCTCTCAGCCAGTCATTAGAAGCAGCAGTAACTTCGGCTGTAGTTCTGCCCAGTTCTCTAGCTAAACCAGAATACGAAATCATTAGCTGTCTGGTTTCCTCTCTAGTGTTGCCAGTCGCAATCTGAATATCCACTAAGGCTGCATCAAGCTGTACAGTAGTCTGAATTAATTGATTAATAGAACTTCTAATCCTACCAATGGCTTGGTAAGCTAAAGAAGTATCAATAAAACCAGTAATTTGCTGTTTAAAACCGCCAACCAATTTCTGTAAAAATCCTTGTTCTTCTCTTACCGAAGCGGTAATAGCAGCTTGTTTAACCATGTGATTAGCATCTGCCCTACTTATCTCTCTCTTTAATTTAACTATTTGCTCCTCAGTTAATTTTTGTCCATTAAGAGTCATAGCAGCGTCATCAAGAGTACCTAGTTGAGACCGAAGTTCAATTTCTCTATCCTTAGCAGCTTTAACAAGAGCCTGCGCATTCATTAAATCATTACCAGTTTTGCCTTGGGTTTTTATATTGGCACGTTGAACGTCTTCTTGAGCTTTAAGAATCTTTTTATAAGTATCAATATATTCTGTAACGACTTTATTAGTTCGTGTACCACCCTTTTTAAAAAAGTCAGCTCCTTGTTCTCCAGTTTGAACTTCTTCTCCACTCGCATTATAATGCTTAATAGTTGCATTTCTAAAAGAGTCCTGAGCACTTGCAATTGCGTTTCCTCCAAGCCCCCTAGAAAGCATAGCCCGTTGCATCTTATTTAACTGAGCTAATCTATCTTTGTTAGCTTGTGTTCCAGAACCAGACTTTATTATTTTTTCTATTTCATCGATTTCCGCTTGTATTTCTCTATAGCCATGATTATTTTCCAAGAATTTTAACATTTCTTGATAATCTACCGCACGAGCC